TGAATACCTTACCCTGCCCTTCGCAACTTGTGCAGGTGTAAGCCGTTGTCCTGTAGATCGGTGAGGAGTTGGCTGCAACGGCATCCTTAAACTCTTCTTGTGTTTGTGTGAACTCGAATAGATCAGCCCATTCCTTCTTGTCATGTACCCTTCTGCTGAAGAGGACTTGCGACTTCTGTTCAGGTGACCGAAGGTTAATCGGAGTGTCGCCCATAAGTTCCCTGACTTTCTTTTGCAGACGTGTTTCGATCTCAGCTTTCTCATGCTCATACTCCTTTGCTACTCGTTCCAACTCTTGAAGATCGACTTTGAATCCAGCCATATAGATTTCTGTAAGGGTCTTGCAGGTGTTGAAGGTAACTCTCTTGACTGTACTAAGGGAAGATGCTTCGGGAAGTAAAAAGTCTCGCTCTTGGGCGTGGAACAACTCGCAAGTAGTAAGCAAGTCATACTTGAGATAATCACAAAGCTCCTCATAAGGTATTTCATTTGTGTTCTTTCCTTCCTTAAAGTATTTCTTTAGTGTGTCTTGTTTCTTAAATGTTAATTGCCTACGTTCTGCACAAGCCTCAAGGCTTAGACCTCTTCTCTGTCCACGATCTAGTATATACTCACCAAGCATAGTGTCATAGATGTCACCATCATATTTGTACCCACACTCCCACAACCACATCAAGTCGTGCTGTGCGTTGTGCATTATCAGTAGCTTGGTATTGTCTAGTGTCCACTGTATCTCTAGTCTTTCAAATCCTATATCATCTTTTGATTCGTTATGATCTAGTGTTCTGATAGAGAGAGTAGCTTCAGGATCATCGGCATCAAGATAGCCTACCTGTACTAGATAGTTGTCAGGTTCAAACGGATCTAGGTGTAACTTATCGTCACGCTTTGTTGTCGTATTCTCTACGTCTAACACCAACCTCATGCTGAATACACTGATCTGGAACCGTCAAGCACACAAGTAATCTTACCTTGGAAGCCATTAAGTTTGTTCTTGGCTATGTTTAAGTATCTTATAGGATCATCCTCTTCTCCTTCTGCTTGTTGTGTCTTACCTATTAGTACCATGAGGTCAGCCTCTGCTGCCTTGCCTGTCTTACTACCTTCCATCATAGCTTGGTTCAGGTCAGCCCTGCCCTCTGCTTCTGCTGATAGCTGAGACATCCATATCACAGAGCAGTCATACTGCTTGGCTATGTTACGTGCATGGATAGCTGCTGCCTTGAGAGTTATGTCTGATCGTTCTGACCTGATGTCGGCAAACTTGTCGCCCATATCCAGGATAAGTATATCAGGACGTTCATACTTTACCACTGACTCAACCCAGTCCATACCCTTACCTGTGCTGTCCTTGAACTGTATGTTCTCTGACACAGGGTGGTATCTCTTGTTAGCCAGTGCTTTGTTGGTACGTACCTCAGTCATTGTCATGTTGGATGAGGCACTAATGTATCGTGCAGCTACACGTGTGTAAGCTTCCTCATTGCACAGCACTGTAACCTTTGCACCTTGTTGTGCGAAGCCACCGTCTGCTGCTACAAGTGAGGCGTGAAAGCTAGTCTTACCAGTATTAGGACGAGCGCCAACCAAGATAAGATGACCGCCACTGATACCCTCCACCCTACGAGCCAGACTGGATATGTTAAACTTCCATTTCGATTCAAGTGCCGTTGCATCAAGGATAGTATCAAGACTATGATCATCCCACTCGACACGAAGATTTGGAGTAAAGTCATCTTTGTATTCCTCTAGTAGTTGACGTAAAGGTTCAAGGCTATTCTCTGCACCATTCACAAAGTCAAAGCCAAGGTTAGCTACAAGGTCACCCACATGCTGCTGAAACAACTGCGACAATGTGTCCTCTGCTATCTCACCTTTGATAGGTTCAGCTATCTCAATACGCTTGAAGAGATCTTCATAAGCAGTACGTGTAGCGGTGGTCATGCTTGCATTGATACGGTTGAACACAGCCTGTAAGTCAGACACAGATAGGTCACCACCATATGTATCCATAGCTGCATCTAGTGCTTGCTTTATCTTACGCACATCCTTGGTAAAGATTTTATCTGGGCATCGTATACCTTTGTGTTGATCGTAAAAATCTTTACTGAGTAGCGTCTTTAGTAGTGCTAGTTCCATCATCTTGGTTCATCTCCTCTCGTTCCATTGATCTTCTTCGTTCCTCATCATCGAAGCTTCTTACTATTGGTACAGTTTTATTTGTATCAAAGTCTACTATTATACCAGTGTTCCACTTAGCGCACTCCTCTTGTGCATCCTTTAAGTTGTCGAACAGTTTAGGTTTGGGGTAGTTCTCAAACACTGCACCCTCTGGTACATACATGATGTCACCATCAACGTCAATCACTATTGCTAATCTCATTACATAACTCCTTTAGTTTCTCTAAGTCTTCTTCCATCTTATATTTGATATCATCTTGTAGGTTCATAGCAGTTGTCTTACGTCCTGTCCACAACTCTATCTCTCTGCGATACTCTACTGTCTTACCAATAGCATCAGGATCAAGTGCAATGATTACCTTGTCATACTCACCTATCTTCTCAAAATGTTTGGGGTTCATTGACGTACCCAGGATAGCCATAGCTGTGATGTATGGCATCTCTTGTACTGCAATCACAGCAGACACAACGTCCTCAACTATGAGCAGGGTAGAGCCATCACCTACTGTGTAGTAGTCAGCCTCACCTGTGTAGCGATACCACTTAGGGTTCTGCTTCTTACCTACTGCCCTACCTACAGCATCAACGATCCTACCTTCATGCTTGATAGGAAAGACTACACGTTCATCTTTTACATCATACATAGTATCACCTAGTGCTATGCCCCAACGTCTTATGTAGCGTTGGTGCTTGGTGTGTGTTGCTTTAGGTGTGACTACATACTCAGGTATCTCCATAGTTTCTTTCGCTTTCTTTATGTTTGTATACGCACGTTTAAATTGTAACTCATTCATGTGTAGGAATATCTCTGCTGCTGTCATACCAGTGTCGTATATACCACCAACTCTACAGCCTAGCTTGAAACAGTTGTACTTTATGTCACCAAATATATTAGCTACAGTAAATGTATTCTTACCTCGACAGTCAGGTGAAGGGCAGTCACACCTGTGACGCTCACCATCCTTGAGGTCAAGGCTATTGATAAACTCTCTGATGTTAGTCTTCTTCACGTATGCAGTCATCTTACTGTATCCCAATGTTGTTCTGTAAATGTTTTTATTCTATGACAGTTAGCACATAACACTTCGCATTTAGACATTTCAAGTTTTAACTCTTCCTTTCCTTTAGTTCCATTTTTTAACACTGCTTTATGTGCAAGCTTTCCCACCGTATGTTTTTTAAGTGATCTAATTATATGATTAAACTCTAATGCTGAATGATGTTCTTTGTATCCACACTCAGCACAACCTTTAAATAACTTAAACCTTCTTATTATTCTTTGACCTCGCTGATAAGTTTTTCTTTTTCTTTCAGCATCCCAAGTTTTGTATTCTTTAGTCCTAACTCTTTTATTCATCTTCCTTTACCCCTCTCGCTGCTAGTGCCTTGCTTGCACCACTGAATGTGTTGACCATGTATGGCTTGACTGATGCTGTATTCTGGTGGCCTGTCACCTGCATGATACCCACCATGTCAACACCACCTTCCATCATCTCAGTCACCGCTGTCCTACGTAGATCCATAGCCGTAAGTTCTTTAGGTAGATTAGCTTCGTCCAGGATCTTATTGATATATAACGATACTTCCTCTTTGTCATAGGGTGTATATGCTCCTGCTCTTGGCTTGACTCTTGGTGCTACGTACTCTTGAAAGCCAAACTCCTCCTTCTGTTGACGTAACATTGAACACAAACCTTGAGAGATAGGGAGGTGTACCTCTGCATTACGTTTGCTCTGAGTCATATCAATACGACAATGGTTTAGGTCTAAACTATCCCATGTAAGTAGACGTATGTCACCTACACGTTGACCCCAGTCGTATGCCATATGCACAATCAGTCCAATGCTACGCCAACGAAAGTCACTGTAAGATGTGTCAAGAAAGATTGACACTTGTTCACGACTCCAATGCACTCTCCTTGGTTTTTCTGCAACTGTCTCAACCAAAGAGATTGGATTATGAATCATCACATCATGTCGCATGGCGTGTTTCCAGGCTGCAGATAATACACTGCGCCTGTAGTTAGCTGTGCGTGTACCAATCTGTAGCCACTGCTCATACGCTTGTGTGATGTGTCGAACCTTCAAGTTCTTACAGCGATATGCCCGAAGCATCTTGCCCTCTACCTCAGTAATCAAGGTAGCACTCAGATGGTTGTCGTAGTCTTTTTGTGAGGAGGAGGACAACCTACGATACACATCTGAGTTACGGTAGAAGTTTATCACCTCTTCCAGTGTGGCACTATGCTTCGGGATATTCTTATATTTGTTTACCATCTTCTCCTAACCTTCCAGTAAGCCCAAGCTCTACTACAATGTCCATCCCCTAGCAATGCGTCTAATGGACGCACTACATTAGGTTTATTGTTTCTCTTCCAATCCCAGTTTCTTGCGGAGAAAGTTTGATTTAGTCTTCCTCCTAGTATTACGTTTGTTAGTACGCTCATCGCTATCAGTACCCTTACGAGGTAGGTTACCCACCCAATGTGTAACATCATCGAAAGGCGTGTTCGTATCCTCTGCATCGTCATCACTTTCCATTTAGATTTGCTATCCACAATAAGACAAAGCCTATTGTCCATGCCACTGCTAGTACCAATGGGAATGCTGCTGCTAAAAGTTCGGAACCCATAGTACACCCTCCTGTTTATCTTGTTCATATAGTTTTACTTCTTGCTCATGTAGCTTGGCTTCATCATCTTTGCCATCCCACCAAGCATCATCTGCCCTACGTCTACACTCATTGAGTACCCTGTCTATGGGTACAACCTTACTGACTCTCATGTTCCCTCCTCCTTATCTCTACAGTTAAGTCTTTGAATACATTTAGATACCGTAGTTCATAGCGTACAGCATCCATACGATGCTTGAATGAGTGGTAACCAAACCACTTACCATTCTTACCAAACCATACTTCATAAGACATTAGCACTTCTCCTTTTTAACTTTGTCAGTTCCTATGTAATAAGTTTTATCAGATCCCCAGCATACGTCAAGTGGTTTTATTCTACCGTTAGGTAATGCCATTCCTGGATACTTGTAATGTGGGTTAGCTTTCAAGAACTCTCTTAGTTCTTCTACTTCCATCTTGCGTTGGGCATGACGTAACTCTTGGACACACGCTGCCCTACCTGTCCAGTGATCATGCTTGTCCATGCAATACTTATGGATAGGGTTCTGTTCTTCAATCACTGCTAGTAGTAGCTCTATCATCTATCAATCCTTTCCTTAACATTTCTTTTGCATCTTCATACTGCCCTCGTAGCATACAGTCATGCGCCCACCTAAACCAGGACATTGCTTCCTTGTTAGGCTTACCAGTTCTTACCTCTTCCAAGGTAGGACTACTGGCTAGACTACCCACCTGATTGAGGTTAAGAAACCCTAACAGATTAGGCTTGTCAGTTGGTACATCGACAGTGCTGTAGTCCTTGCCGCAATACTTACGTGCGTCAGCTTGTGTACCTGCCCACACACCATTGCTATTCTTATACAGTTTCATGTTGCTTTCTCCATCTTGATCTGTATCCCTTGTGTATCTGTCTCTTTGGCTTTGCCTCTTGATGCATACCTTTGTCAATCATTTCTCTAGCCCAAGAGTATGAGATACCCCAATGCCTAGCCGCTTGTGCTACACTATCAAAGTTATTACCAAACAACCTACAAGGTTTACCTTTCTGTATCCCATACGCATATTGATTTAGTCTTGTAGGCTCATGCTTTACACGTTGATGTGCGTTAGTGTTTGTTGGTTGCATTATACTTCCTCCATTGAGTCTATCTCTTGCTGTAAGTGACCTATGATTACCATAGCTTCAGCGTTCTGTTCTATTAGTTTCTTGTTCTTAACGTACTGTAGATTGAGTTGTCCTTGTAAGTCACGCACATTACGCTGAAGTATTTCTATTGTATTAGCCTGAGATAGTATTACCTTTCTGTTTTTCTCAGCTTCCATTTCATCGGGTAGCATCTTCAACATCCTCCTCTAAGTATTTTAATATAGTTGAATGATGTACACCTAACTCTCTACCCATAGCCCTAGCACCAAATAACCTATCTCTAGGTACGTACTTTAGTTTAACATAGGCAGCTTGCTGCTCTGTAAGTCTAGCAAGTGGATTGTCACATCCCTTCGCAGGTCTATTACCTAGCACATGCACAGAGTGTAAAGAGTTTTCGCTAGGTGTAGACCACTCCAAGTTGTGAACGGTATTGTTTTCTTTGTCACCATTCTTATGGTTTACCTCTGGTTTATTCTCTGGGTTAGGCATAAAAGCCCTAGCTACTAGTCTGTGTATCCTCTCAGCTAGACACTTACCTTTACGTCCACCTATCTTAGTAGATAAAACTAGGTATCCTTTTTGAAGCTTAGAGGGTACAAGTATCTTGTCTTTATTCTTAACAGATTTAATCCTTCCAAGACTAGACACTTCAAATCTACTAACCCATTCACTATTTTGTTCTGGTGTTAGCTTGTGTAATAAATCTGGTACTGGTTTCCATGTCTCTTGCATTAGTCCATCCTCACTATATGGTGACCACCTGACTTCTTAGGCAGTGCAACGAAAGCATAAGGGTAGATGTACCCAACGCCATCATCAGTATTGATTAGAAAGTATGGCTCCAGATCATCATCACCCTCCGATACAAACTTACCATCAAGTGATATCTTAGCATTCTTCATAGGCCAAGGGTCACAACATGCTGACATATTATATTTTTGTTTAAAGAAATCCTGGATTTGTAGTGGATTGTCCTTATCTTTGTTGTTCCACTCGATGAACCACATTATCAGTAGCCCATTGCCCTCGATCAGTTGGTTCCACTCATCGTTTGTGAAGTCGAGTGCATTGTTTTTTGTTACACTATTTTTCATTGTTATACCCTCTCTACTTTAATAGGTTGATCTCTTATCTCTTCCCTTTTCTTAAAGAACTTCTTAGCTAAGTTATCATCACATACAAACTCAGCACCGTCACGTAGTCTCTGTAGTATCCAAGGCTTCTTCCTTGCCCTAGACTTATAGCCAATGATGCTCATGTCCTCACCTTGTAGCTTGGCAATGGCAGTTGTGTCGATGCCATGCAAGTCAGCGTAATATTCTAGGTCAATCTGTTCCCTAGTCTTAGCACCCTTGAGTATGCACTTGACTTTGAATGTAGCCTCACCGCCTGTGTATGAGCAGTTGCCTACATCTATAGTTATGTCACCATTAATGTTTTCTGTATCCACTGCCCCGTCAAGGGCAGATTGTAGTTGCTTACGTAATTCAGTTAGTTGTGATCTGGTAAAAGTTGTCATGGTATCCTCCTTACCCTGCTACGTGGTGAAACTTACGAGCAGTAGTCTTATTGGTTGACTGCTCCGTGTAGATTGTAGTCTTGCCAAAGTGATAGGCATTCATGCAATCACCCTTGGTAAACTTGATACCGTTGGACTGTAGCTTTCGCTGTCTGATGATACCCTTCTTACCGAAGAAGTTGAAACGGAAACCTTTTGTACCGTCATTGAGTGGTTTAGTTGCTAGTATTACAAACATGATTATCTCCTTTACGTTTGTACTCTCCAAGCAGGGATTGCATGGTAGAGTTGTTGCTGTTGAACACCGCTTGAGCAAAGCCACGAGGCGTTGCACTACGTATGTTCTTAGTCTTCATAGACTTACCACCAAGCTTGAGGTGTTGTCTACTGTGGCCTGTCTCTGGTTCTACTGGTGATATGGTAGGCATAACAAAGTCACCGCCAGTCCATAGACAAGTTTTCTTAGGGTATGCATCCATAGGCGCAATGTAGTCAGGCCACTTGGGATGCTCCGCTTGTTCGGGGTCAATGTATCCACCATACTGATAAGGGTGAAAACTATAGTTAGGTTTGCGCCATAGAGTTGATAGCACACTAACAGGGTTTTCTATAAAGTATGGGCAGTCGAGTGCTTGGAATAATTCAGCACACCATATAGCATAGTTAGCCGCCTTGCGTTGGAACAATGGGTCACGTTCACGCTTACGCTTGAAGTGTGCCGCACCTGATACTGCCATGTCAGTGCATACAGGGAATGCCATAGCAAATGTGACTTGCTTACCATCAAAGGCATCATAGATTGCGTCAAGGTTACCGATGTTGTGCAAGTCAGACTTGTGATAGCGAATAGAGCCACCACCATCAAAGCGATCTACCCAACCTGCTTCATCGTGTTGAATATCAAATGCATGGCAAGTATACCCTGCCTCTGCCCAAGGCTTGAGTGCTTCGCCTGTATAGTCATACAGACTGATTACGATTTTATCTGTCATGTATTGTCTCCAACTCATCCTTAACTCTTAGACTTGCGCTGTCTAATAGGTTATACACATAGTCATAATGCTTATTAAAAACATCTTGAATATCAGGTTTATATCTTATGTTGCCGTTTTCATCCTTAAATGTAAACGAGTCGGGATATAATCTGATTTCATGTTCATAATCTTTTTTTACTATATAGTCAGCAAGCTCTGAAGCTATTTCTATTAAGTTTGGGTTTGTCATATTATACCTCCTGAACAAATCCGCTTGTGTCTCTCTTCGCATCACCCTTAGCATAGAGTGCAACAATGTGTCCACCCCTTGGGTCAAGAAATCTTAGATCGTCTTGATCACCATCAATTACAGGGTATCCCTTCCAAGTATGCCAAGCTTTAGGTTTGACTTGGATGAAGTTAGATCTAAACACGACTGCCGCATTCATACCTTGCTCTAATGCTTTGTCGAGTAGCTTGGCATAGTCTGCATTTGCGTTGGAGTAACTCCATGTCAAGTGATAGTTGGGTATGTCCTTACACTTACGATTAGCAATCTTAGTGTAGTCATAGAATTGCACATTAGGGAATATCTCGAATATGTTTTTACCGTCAATCTTGATTAACTCCCAACGTATGTCGGTAGTGCCGTTCAGTCTCACACAAGGTTGAATGCCACGCTTCATGCAATAGATTTGAAACCTATCTATGTCGTCAATCAGTTGTTCCATGAATGCTTGTCTATCCTTGTAAAACCATTGAGCCTTGCGTTGTCTAGCTGATTGAACATTGCTAAACTTGCCACGTCCTGCTGTATATAGACACGCATCAATACAGCTTGCTTGTTCAGCCATAGAGCATGAGTTGAATGACTTACCATCCACCATCACTTTATAAGGTGTCATATATAAGATAGCGGTTAGATATTCGCTACCATCACCCTTGATTGTTTTGGCGTTGGTTCCAACACCTAATAATTTATATGTCATAGTACCTCACTTTCTATAATATATCTACCAGAGAGTAGGCAACATTAGTCGCCTACCTGTCAAGTAAATATTTGTTATCGCTTTTTGCACCTTCACTTTCGTTAGGTCTCATTTGCCAAGCGCCACCCCTTCCAACGTAAAAACCCCTAGCCATTAGCTGAAGCCACCTGAAAGCAATTATCGCATATATACTTTCAGTCGAGTATCGGTGCAAGCTTAGTCCTAAATAGTTGTCAGCTATCGTAACCTAGCAAGGACATGTTTTAAAGTATTGTCGAATGCATCATGTCGTAAAACATTCAAGGGGCTTAGTGCCATTGTCAAATAACGTTTAGTCTTTCGTATGTTTATTAGTAGTCAAAGTAGTTAGTTAATATTTACTAGGGCATTTCACCGAGCCGTCAAAAAGACGTTGAAACATTTTGAAGGATTACATCGCTTGCGTTTTGTTTCTTGTCGTTTTCGATGTTCTATTAAGGGCATACCGCAACATGCATTGCAAGCATAAAATTTGATAAACTTGTAAGTTATTGTTTTTAAACGAAACCTTTTTTAGTGTTTCCTGTTTTGTTCTGTTGTGGGTGATTCGTTCCTGATTCGTTCTACTAAAAAGTTTTTTTGTTTTGGATATCTGAACGCGCTCGCGTGTGTGCGCCCAGGCGTATGCGCCCAGGTGTGCGCGTGTGTGTACGTGCGCGTGTATGCGTGTGTGCGCGAGAGGGGTGTGACATTTGTGCAACACTAGGTGGGTGTGGTATTTATGCATCCCTGTTGCAAAAAGGACACACTTCTTGAGATGTTGCAGAATTACAACACTTTTTTGTAGTATATTGACGATATATCAGTTAGTTTATGCAGTAAAAACAGTTACTTAGTAGCTAAACACCTTGCAAATATAGCAAAAAGGCTTTCAAAATGCCCACCCTGCGAGGGCCACCCCCCGTTACCCAGTACGTATATATACACAAACACACAGAAGT